GCCCCAAGCTCTGCGCCCCCAAGATTTGCACCCCGAAGGTTTGCGGCCCGAAGATTTGCGGCCCGAAGGTTTGCGGCCCGAAGATTTGCGGCCCGAAGGTCTGCGCCCTCAAGATTTGCGTCCCCAAGCTCTGCGCCCTCAAGATTTGCGGCCCCAAGCTCTGCGCCCCCAAGATTTGCACCCCGAAGGTTTGCGGCCCGAAGATTTGCGCCCCCAAGCTCTGCGCCCTCAAGATTTGCACCCCGAAGGTTTGCGGCCTCAAGGTATGCGTCCCCAAGCTCTGCGCCCTCAAGGTATGCGGCCCGAAGGTTGGCCCGGTTCTTTACCGCCCACTTTACGGAAAGGCCGACTTTCAGACTGCGCGCATCGCTTTCGGTTGCATCAATCTCAGCGACGAATTGCACTTCGCCAGTAAATCTATTGAGTATGTTAAACTTGATCATGCCGTCACCTGCTGCGCGTTCTCCGCCTCAATGTCGTCAATGGCGTCCTGCAATGCTTCCAAGCTGCCCGCGCTGGCTGTCATCCATGAAGGATCGCCGTCGCCTGTGATGTCGTCGTGCTGCGCCAGCCAGACGGTGCCGTAAGCGTCGTCGGTGGTGATGTGCCACAGGCCCGCGCCGGTGGCGTAGACAAGCGCATCGCCGCGCGGCTTTACCTGCATTGCCCGGTTGAACGCGGCGGATGTGGCTGCGGCAACGTGCGGCGGACAGAAGACGGTGAAGCCGGACGGTGCGTAAATTTCAAGCCAGTCTGCTGTGCCGCCGTGGTTGGCCTTCATATACGTGGCGTTGTGGATGTTCGCGGTGATGGTCATTGTCGTTTCTCCCATGCTTTCCTGCCATCAACATTGCATAGCGTCTTTACGCAGTCAACATGTATTTTCGCTTGCGTCTTTACCTTTATGTTGTTACTGGTGGCGCATGAAAAAAACAATTCTCATAAATTTACGCGCCACGACAGACGAGCGCGACGCTTGGAAACAGGCATTGGACGCGGAATCAAAGACGCTATCTGAGGAAGTCAGGGCGCATCTAAACCGTAAAGTGCGCGCATACCATAAAAAGATGGATGGTGCCGCATCACCCTAACCACTCGGTAAAAGCCTGCCACGCACCGACATGACCTAAAGCAACGCAGGCAAACGCACCTGCGTCTTGCGCCGCTTCCAGATATTCAATCTGGCCAGGTTGCCATTTACTCTTGGTATGATCGGCGCGCTTAATCTCGCAAACAAAAGTCACACGGCCAGGAATAATAACGTCAGATGCGCCGGGGGTCATGCCCTCGGCTTTTTGCTTTATCATGCCGCGAAACTGGCCGCCCCTTAGCTGCTGTTCATTGCGTGGGTGCAGTGCCAGCTTGCCCCATGTGTCAGGATAATCGCAGCGCAGGCGATTAAAGAATGTGATCTGTTCAAGGCTTTCAGCAGGGCAATCACCCCGCCATTTCGCGTTGCCGTAAACCGGAAACGGTAGGTTTTTCAGGCGCAATGTCTTTCTCCTTATTTAATCCCAGCAGGCGATAAAACCCGCTCATTTGATCCTTGCGATATGTGACGGTACGGGGCTTCGCATCAGCCGTTGCGGCTTCAAACCGCGCCCATTCTTCGCGCTGTTTCCATCCCTTTGCCTCCGGCGTAAACCAGACCGAAAAAGAACGATACGGCGTTACAAAATCTGCGCGGATGGTTTTATTGCCAGCCTGTGAAATGCCCTCGCGCAAATCCATGCTTAAAACATCATCGGTCTGCACTTGCGTTGGGTCACGCTTCAACTGCTTAAATTCCGCGACCAATTTATCGTTCGGGTCCACAATTTCAGCTTTGCACTCAATGCAATGCCGCGCTGAAATATCGTTTGGCGCTTCGCAATCCGGGCATTCTTTGAACGTCCAGCGATACCCACAACGCGCATACTGCCCCAGCGGCCCTGTGCGCTCCATACCCCAGCACCTACGCCCATAATGCGCGGACATTGGGCCATATTCGGTCTCCACCTGATTCCCCCTTAAATCGAGGCAATAGCCGTTTTTATCTATCGCAAAACCTTCCGCATCCGGGTGCGCTGTGAAATTGTTTTCATAGGCGCATGACGGGCAGATTGCATTGACGCCCTCGCCTTTGATCTTTGGTTCCTTGGCTTCAATTTCAGGGTTAAAGAAATCACCATCTGGAAAATGTCCGTCGATGTTGGTGGTGTAATCCAAAATCAAGCAATCCGCTTTGCCATCATCAAGGCGCAATCCTCGCCCCATGATCTGCGCCCACAATCCGGCGCTTTCCGTCTTACGAAGGATAGCAATGCAATCAACGTGAGGCGCATCAAAGCCCGTCGTCAAAACGGACACATTGACCAAATATTTTAACTGCTGAGTCTTAAACCGTGCCAGAATGCTGGCGCGTTTTGCCTTTGGTGTTTCCCCCGTGACAATCTCTGATAGCTCAGGCGGCAGGCTGGCCAGAATTTCGTTGGCATGTTTGACCGTCGCGGCAAAAAACAAAACGCCTTCTCGGTTTCTGCATTGCGCCATAACATCGGCAACAATGCCTGACGTTAGCCGCCCCTGCCCATGATACGCGCGGTCAACATCGGCGGCATTGAATTTGCCTTGCGCGTTTACCTTCATGTCACCCGTGTCATAGCCTTCCGCCCCGGCGGTTCCGATAATCGGTTTAGTCAGAAACCCCATTTCGATCAGCGTTGGCGCGGTAATCCTATCCACCATTTTTGTAAAATATGGCTTATACGCGGTGCTTCCGTCATTGACCCGACCGTCAGGCCACATGGCAAAGATGTACCCCGTGCCTAGCCTGTACGGCGTTGCCGTGAGGCCAAGAACGCGCAGGGACCGGTTGCCCTCGCGCATGGATGCAATGATGCTTTTTAGCGTTGGTGTCAGTCCGTGCGCCTCATCCACAACAACCAGCGCATAGTTATCCGTAAACCTGCTAATCTTGTTTTTGACGGTCAGCGGCGATCCGAAAACCACGTTGTGCCGCAGTTCTTTTGCCCCGGCGCTTGCGCTGAACAGGCTGGCCTTATTGCCGCTGGCCAGATACTTTTCACGGTTTTGCAGCACCAACTCGGCGCTGGGCGCAAGGCATAGCACCCGCTTGCCTGTGGCATCGTGGACGGTTTGCGCAATGGCGGCAATCACATGAGATTTGCCCGCTCCTGTTGCGGCTTCAATCAAGCACGGATCAATACTGCGCTTCATATGCGCCCAAGCTGCGTCATGCGCGGTCTGTTGATATGCTCTGAGGCTCATGCGCCAAACTCCCTGCGCTTCATGTTTATGAGATTTACAATGTGGATTGCCCGCGCCGGGTTGACCTTTTGCAGGCGTTTGAATTGCTCATCGTACTTTTCCGACAAATCCAGGCACTCGCCAACATTCTCGGCTTCCCGTATTTTTTGAAGCAAGGCGTTGGCGAATGCGTTGGATTTATCAATCTCGTCTGTCACCGAATTTGCCAACTTTCGCTTGGCTTGCCCCGATAAGGCTCAAGGTCTGCGTCCGGCGCCAGTTCTTTCAATGCCTTGGCATAGCTTACGGACCCTTGGCGCTGTACAAGCGTGAGATTGCGCCCCGACATCATGCCATTCTTGCCGCTGGTCATTTCAACCATGCGGGCAATAATGTCTTTTTTGCGTGCGTTGGCGTTTTCAATCGCGTCCGACAATTCATCATATTCAGTAATTAGGCACTCAGATTCCGGCGTATCAATGACAACCCGCTTTGGCCCCTCAAAATCAGCGGGATCAGCGGCTTTTGCAGCCTCCCAAAACTCGACCAGCTTGGGGATGTTTTCATTGATCCATGCACCGTCATACACCACGCGCTCCAGCTTGTGTCCGTGCGCTGACCATTGCCAGAAATCACACCAACCAAGACCCGTGCAAAATAGCTGGACCTGCACTTGCGCATAGTAATGCGGCTGATCTGCAATGGGCGCAAAAACAGGACTTTCATCCTTACGCTTGCCGAACGGACATTTTATTTCTAGCAAGCCTGTTTTGTGTTCTCTGGCGTCTATAACGTAGGCGTCCGGCGATGCGCCGCCCCATTCCGCATAGGCCACAAACCCCGCATCCTCGGTGGTATGGCCCGTTTCCATTTCATAAGCCGTGCGGGCCAGCGCTTCGTTGTCATTGCCATATTCGGTGGCGATATTGCCGCTAAACTCGCTTGGCAGGCCGTGCATATCGCGCACCAGTGAGCGCATGGCATCATCGCGGCTCATGTAGGGAGCAACGCCTAGAACCGCCCCTGCAAGGCTTGCTGTCAGTCTGTTACGTCTTGCCGCAAACCATTCCGGACTGCGCTGCGCGTGTTGTCTGTCTGTCATTTTATGATATCCTTAAAAGCGGACCACGGCGCGGCTCGGGATTTATCCCCGGCTAATCGGCTCCACACCTTCGCACCGTGGTCCTATCCCTTAGAAGGGAATTTCATCATCCATTTCAAAGCTGCGGTTTTCGCTGGCCTTCGGCGCTGAAGCTTTCGGCTTGGCAACCTCGGCGCTCACATGCAAATCAGATGCTTTCGGTTTTACAGCGCTGACCCAGTTACCTCGGATAAATTCGCCGTGTTTTTCGCGGTCCGGCATTTCCCAAACCATGCACTTGATCACCATCTGCTTTCCCGTCAGGGCCAGCGCAAGGCTATCATCGGTTGGCGTATCCGCGCTTTCCATCAGCTTACCGCCAGCATTGGCATCAATGCTGGCAAGCATTCGGCGCGCCTTGTCGCGTTTGACCTTGGCCTTTTCTTCAGACTTGGCCTGCGGGTCCAGATCAGCAACCCACATCTTTTGAAAAACAACCCGGTTTTTCACGCTTTCCGGCGCATCGACCTGCCATTGGATGTTGATGTAGCACTCAACCCCGTCTTTGACCGTTTCCCATTTTACAGCCTTGATCTGCGCCAGCACATCGCTGTTGTCAGGGATAGGCTCCATATTTCCGCCCGGCACTTCGTATTCTGTGCCGGTATCCTTGGCGGTTTCGCCATCGCTTAAATCCCAAAATCCCATTTCGTTATCCTTTCAAAAATTCTGCAAGAGGGTTTTCACCAAGCTTAACGCTCAGCGGTTCGGTTATGCCGTAAGGGTTTTTACTCACGTTCGCGGCGGTTAGCTGCATGACAAGCTCACGCTCAGTTCCGCTGATCGCCTTTTTGCGCTCGCCATCATCACCGCGCACCACGATTTTTTGACGCAGAAAGCCAACAGCATCCACATCATCAAGATATGGCGGCAGGCTTTTGTTGTGCGTCATGCGTAGAGAATATCGGCTATA